GCATATGGCAGGCGTTTAAACGTAAGGTGTAGCACTCTCAATCATTCCACGCCCTGGCTCACGCTGGGGCTTTTGCTTTGTCCACCAAAAGTATTAAGATTTATTGCTACACACCAAAAACACTTGCATTGTAATTAGTGGTGTGTATAATTAATAGTGTAGTCAATCAATCAGGAGATACGGCAATGATGACTGTTTCGGATGCCATTAAAAAACTAACTGACACACTCTCTATCGGTGAGTCATACACCGGACCACAAATGGACCGATTCGCAGAGGTTTACGGCAAAGGCGAGGTGCAGGACGGTACTGAGTTGATTATGGGCACCCGGCTAGTAGTCTGGCACCCAGACGCGTCCGAAGTCTACGAGTACGCTAACGGCAAAAAAGGAGAGTTACTGGGCACCAAACCATCTGACGACAAAGCCTTTGAGCAATTTTTATTTTTGCTGGCACGCGCTGAGGCAAAAAAGGTACTAGATCCTGATTTTCGCCCACTGACTTAATAAGCTAAAAGCCCTGTCACTAGTGCAACAGGGCTAAATAACTTAAGGCTAAAAAAACTAGCCAATGTCGATAGGTTTCAATCCACGGCCCGCGCTGGGGAGCGAAAGTGATGATAATCACCAAAAGAGACAGGTTTCAATCCAGATGAATCCCGCCAAAAGGTGGGACCAGAAGCCTTGATATTAGCAAAATTATAGGAGATGTCAACATGCCGAGCACACGATATACCAACGCTGTATGGCGCAATATTAAAGCGTCAGGTGGCCACGATGGCCCGCATACACGCAGAGAGTTTGCCGCAAGGTTAGCGACATTACACGCAAACGGGCTAACGGCCAAAGCCGCAGCAGATGTGCTGTCGTCCGAATATAAGCTATACAGCGCCCTACAAAATGCCAACGAGCTTTTAGACACACCCAAGCGCCCACCAGGTCGCCCCCCAGGCACGACCAAGCCCATCGAAGCAAAAGCCGTCCGCGTCAACGTGACCATGGCCCCAGGTCAACACGATAAGTTTAAACAGCTAGGCGGGTCCGCGTGGTTAAGGCAGCAGATTGATAAAGCCAAGTAGTATAGAGCCCCCACAATCAGGGGGCTTTTGCTATTGACTAGGGCCGAGTTATATCACCAAAATATCTATAATAGCGCTGGATAGACCAGCACCCCCAACGGACAAGCCACCGAGTAGCGCCGTAACAGGGCTCAGGCGAAACGTGGGCCAGCGGGACGGAGGCACACAGGCAACTGTAACGCCCGGCAGTGGCTAAACAGTGCCATAAGAGGGTATTGCGAGTGTTAAAACAACACTGCGGCCAAGACATGGCCGTTAAACAGCGTGACATAGCCCCGACTGCAGAAGAGCAGAGCCGGGGCGTTTTAGCGTTAAGGGTGTCTGTTTGCTGGTGCCAATCAGATGAGTGCAGACGCAAGCAAGTCTATACGCAGGAGCTGTTTAGCTTGGGCGTTGGCCAGGTCAACCGCATTAAAAAGGGCTTGAGCACCATTGCCAAGCGCTTACAGCAGGCCAAAGAAAGTGATTGGGTTTGGGGCTATGACCGCGAGACGTACGCCAAGGTCAAAAGGCCTGTTAGGTAATCAAGAAAGGAGCCACCCATGGCCAAGAAGAAGTCGAAAAAAGGCAAAGGCTGCTAAGCAGTGGCTATTTCATCTCCATTAGAAATGCTAATGGGATTTACAGCGGAAGAGCTGATGCAGCTCCGAAAGGTTATGGAGTTGTACGAACTTTCAATGGCTGATGTGATGGATGCCCTGAAGTCAGCTCAGTCAGTGCAATAGTTTTCGCGCTCTAGCGCAAAGTTTCGCGTGTCAAGTGACGCACCTGTAACCCAAAACACACTGGAGCGTCACTAGATGTCCGACTACAAAACCCACGCGATGCAGCGATACGTATCGCCTAGCGCGTATAAAATCACCACCGGTACCTGGACCCTGACCAACAGCTCAGGCATCCTCTACCAACTCAAAACCGCCACCGCAGAAACCAGCGTTATCAGCATCCCCATCAGCATCGACTCCTACGTTGGTGAGTTTGGGATTAAGTTAACCGCTATCGAGGTCCCTCTGCGGATTACTGGGGCTGACCTGTCTGGCGTTGCTGCTGGCACCCTCTACCGAGTAGATGACTACTTGGCCGTGGCTGCCGCTGGCGTCAACATCACTGCCACCAGTATCACCATCACCGAGACTGGCACCGCTGTTACCTTGGCCGCTACAGACCGTCTCTACACCGCCACTGTAACCACGCCAGCTTGGGACTACACAAGCACCATCACCAAGTGCCACTACCAGTTGGACCTGTCGCTCCCCTGCGCAGCCTCTACGGTAGTCCGCGCCTATGGTGCCACGGTTAAATACGAGTCACTCGGATAAAGATAGGATGGGGCTCAGCAATGGGCCCCTTTTTAACACTTATGGCGCTTACAGATAGACAAAAAAAGTTTGCGCTGTACTACATCCAGGACCCTAACGCTACCAAAGCCGCAAAAGCCGCTGGGTACAGCGATGCAAGCGCGTATCACATGGGCCATGAGACCCTCAAAAATCCTCAAGTTAAGGCATACATTGATAAACACCTGAATGAGATAGAGATAACGAGCCAACGGATACTGGCTGAAACCGCGAAAGTTGCCTTTGCGGATATGGGTGATTACGCCAAGGTGCAGAGAGGCGGAGAAGTCACTGTAACGCCGTTTGAGAAGTTAGAGCCTGGCGCTACAAGGGCTATTAAGAAGCTGAAAGAGAAACGCAGTATCTCATCTGGCGACGATGGCGACACTGTGCTGCATCAGCAGACCGAGTTTGAACTGCACGACAAGCTAAAGGCACTGGAGACGCTCGCCAAGATACGCGGGATGTTAAAAGAGCAGGTACAGCTGACAGGCAGCGGGGATACACCGCCTGTCAAGGTCGAATTTGTGAGGCCTGATAAGTAGTCTTTTATTAGAGATAGAGAGGAAACGACACCTTAAAATCGCTGAAGCTTAAACAGTGAAAGCGATAGAGGCAGATTTTAAACCGGAAGTACAGTTCCGGAAATCCGGAAGTACACTTCCGGTTTCGCATAAAAAAAGCCCCACGGCATAGCGGCCAATGGGGCAAGTCGTAAAAGCAATAGGAGCATCATAGCACATGGTTAAGGGGTTAACCTGGTCCAAGGCCCACCATAAGGGCTTTAAGTCGCTTTTAAAGGTTAAGCGTTTTGCATCGTTAAAGCTATTTTTCGCAATGATGATGGAGATGACCAGGGATGGCCTGGTGATAGCTGACCAGAAACGACTGGCTAAGCTGATTAAGGCGAGTGATAGAACTATTCGAGATGCCATTGACGAGTTAATAGCCATTGGTGCTATTAAGCGCGAAGGCCAAGGGAAGCATCGAGTATCCCATTGGTTTGCGTCGTATGGGCAATACAAGAGCGCAGACGATGGGCGCAAAGTAGTAGTGGGCAATGGCTTTTATGTTGTCGATAAGGCAACAGGCGAGGTGATGAGTTGAGAAAAGCGGTATTTATTGAGCGAGAAGCCAAGCCCAACGGGCTGCTGAAGTTTAGACGGATTTTTAAAGATGGCTCCCTTGGGTTCCCCAGATGGGGTTACTACATATGCCAAGGTGTTGAAAGCGATTGCGACCTGGTGATGGGCAATCAGTACCTTGTAAAGCGTAAGCGCCGGAATGATAACCATCCAACTGCCTGAGGGGCTGGCCGATGTGTTCGACGGCGAGGCCCGCTACCGCATAGCTTACGGTGGCCGTGGTTCTGCCAAGTCCTGGGCCTTTGCCCGGATGCTGGTGGTTAAAGCATACGAACGCAAGCGCCGCATCCTTTGCGCCCGAGAGCTACAAAACTCCATCAAAGACTCGGTGATTAAGCTACTCAGTGACCAGATAGAGCTGTTGAAGCTACCCGGCTTTGAAGTGGGTGACAGCTTTATACGCCACGCCAACGGCAGCGAGTTCGTTTTTAAGGGCCTTCGCACCAACGCCCAAGAAATCAAGTCGATGGAAGGCATTGACATCGCCTGGGTGGAAGAGGCCCAGAAGGTGAGCAGCGATAGCTGGGAAGTGTTAATACCCACCATCCGCCAAGAGAACAGTGAAATATGGATAACGCTTAACCCTGGCTTAAAGACAGACCCAACCAGCCAGCGCTTTATCGAGAACACGCCGCCTAATTCGCGCATTGCCAAGATTAACTACCACGACAACCCGTGGTTCCCGCCTGAGCTGCAAGCGGAGATGGAATACCTCAAGCGCATCGACCCAGACAGCTATAAGCACGTGTGGGAAGGTGAGTACAAAGACCCGCGCAAGGGTGGCGCTGTGGTGCCTAGCTGGGCGTTTGCTAACATTCAACCCATCGAGTACCAGCCCAACCTGCGCATTTACCTCACTTGCGACTTCAACGTAGACCCAATGTGCTGGGCACTGGCGCATATCTTTGTTATTAACGGCGAGCGGCAATATCACTTTTTTGACGAGATTGTCAAAGAGAACACGGGCATTATTGCTACCGCCAAAGAGTTTGCCAAGCGCTACAGCAAGCACACGGCAGGCATTATCGTCACTGGTGACGCATCAGGCACCCAGCGCAGTGACGGGACGCCTGAGCCTAACCAGACCCGCTACGACTTGTTGATGAAAACGCTGTCGGATGAGGGCTGCGTTAACTTCGACACTGACACCAAACGCGCTAACCCCCACGTCGAGACGCGCATCGAGATATTTAGCACGATGGTATGCGACCAGCGCGGGCAAAGGCGCGTAAAGGTTGACCCCAAGTGCGAGCAAATCATCCGGGTGTGCGAAAACCTTCACTATATCCCCGGCAGCAACGCGATATGGCAGCCAACGCCTAAGCAAATTGAGCAAGATAATTCGCTTAAGTTCCTGCGCCAGGATATGTATGACGCGGTGTCTTACCTGGTAAGCCATTACGACCCGCGCATTGAGCAGCCCAACCACAAAAAACCATCAGTGAGAACCGTGCAATATGTGCCTAGCAAGTGAGGCCAATGCTAACCCTCCGCCCGCCTAGTCCCCTGGATCTGCCCACGCTGTATGCCTTGGCCGTGGACCACCAGGACAAGTTTCTAGACGACTACACCGAGATTGACCTGGATTACGCCCAGCAAATCATTGCGGACCCTGGCACCCAAATCATCGACGCCTACGGCTATGCTGTTGGCGCTGTCTGGTTTAGTGAGCGTAAAGACGACTTACACGCCAGCGTACACGCCTTAATCAACCCCAAGTACTACCGAGCCATCCTCAAAGAGGATATTCTTGGCAAGGCGGTCGATTGGGCGTTTGACACGTTAGGCGTCGGCAAGGTGCTAGCCGAGGCAATGAGCACGCAAAGCACGGCTTTAAGCCTGCTGAGGCGATACAAATTCTACGAGCACAAACCATTTTACAAGCACACCAAGCAAAGGGGCGTGATTGTGGATGTGATTTGGTTCGAGGCGCGCAAAAACTTCTGGAGAAAACAACGTGGCCACAGGCAAGAAGAAAAGTAACGCTAAGGCGGATTCGGCGACCAAAAGCGCTGTAGCTGCCCTGAAGCCCATCAACTACTCTGACCCCTTCGGTACAATGACCAAAGGGACTTTCACGCCTATCGAGAGCCAGAACCAGATAGACACGCGCAACACCACGCAGTCAAAGCTAAACGCAATGATTAGCAACGTGCCCACCCAAATAACAGCACAAGACCTCTACGACAACCCCTTCTATAGCCAGCTTTACGGTTCCTACAAGCGCAATCTAGACACCCAACGCGAAAAAGATATGCGCGAGATGGAGAACAACCTGAACGCCCGCAATCAAACGGGCAGCAGCTACGACGCGCTACAAAAGCATTACTACAACCAGGATTACAACCTAAAAGACCTGAACGCCCAGGATATGGCGCGCCAAGGGGCTGCACAAAATTGGTTGCAGGCTTACCAGAATAGCCTTGCTGGCATTGACGCCCTGCGTACTGACCAGGCGCGTGCGTTGGATATGACCTATATGCCTGCCAAGATTGCAACAGGGTACCAAGGCGCTGTGAGTGGGCTACAGCAGGGACAGGCTAATGCATACATGAACCAGGCGAATGCCTATTACAACCAGAAAACCCCAATGGATAACCTATTAAACTTCTGGGGTTCTACCGCTAACGCGATAGGAGCGGCCTTGTAATGGCTAAACGACCTACACTCCAGCCCATCCCAGTACAATCGGACAACCCTTACGCCAGCGGTAATCTACAGAGCAGCTTGGATACACTGGCAAGCCAGTACAGCGCAGCAGCACGGCCAGGGTTTGCATCAAGACATCCATTTATTACTGGCATTGTTGGTGGGATTGCAGCTGGCCCAGCAGGGGCTATTACGCTCCCTATGGGTTTGCAAAAGCGTGACGACGAGCGCATCTCTAGGCTGGCCGCCCAGTACAAAAACATTGTTGACGCGATGACCACTAGCTCAAAAGCGCTTGATGAGAGTTCGGTAGGCCGCGCAAAGGGGGCTTTTGCGTCTAACGTGCTACAAAGCGAAGGCATTCAGTCGCCACTAGACCAGGGCGCTTTCATCGACTCCGACACAATGAAAGCTATGACTGAAGGCGGCTTGGCTGGCATCACCGGCGACGAGCAGCGCCAAAAGTTAATGGACACCCAAAAGCAAGCCTTTAACGCCGTGCGTGGTGAGTTAGGCACCGGCATTAGCCCTTACTCCACTAAGCCAGCCGTGCAAGCACCCAACGCACCAAGCATTAACCCTGGGCAAACACAGGACATCCAGGTTGACCCCGGCACGCCTGAGCCCGCACCAGTACTACAAGGCCAAATAGGCGCTACTGGCCCAGCCCCACCCCCACCACCACTGGCCCCCTACCACTACCGCAACCCTGACTTGGTGAAGCAGGGGCTTAACGAAACCGCTGGCATTATGAATAACGTTGTCAGCAACGCCAACGACCTGGCCAAGCTGCCTTTTGAGGCTGCCAAGCTCCAACAAGAGGCCCTCAAGGCCGCAGCAGAGGGGCGTAGTGCTGATGCAATGGCGCTGTTACGCCAGGCGCAAACCATTACAGAGCGCGTTCGCCCCAACTTGATTAACGCCCAAGCCAACCAAGCCAATTCACAAGCGGCATTTAACGCCCGTCGTTATGCTGGTGGCCCTGCGCCTAAGTCGCTGAATGAAGCCGAAATGTTCTGGAATAACGCCACCCCCGAGCAAAAGGCCGCATGGTTGCAGAACAAGGCACAATACAGCAACAAACCACCCTCCAGTGGTAGCGCCAAGGCAAAGGCGGGCACGAGTAGCGCGGTTGTAGGCGGGTACAAGTTCACCTTCTAATGGGTACACAAACCCCGGCCAAGCCGATATCGGCAGGCGTCACTTTTAACGATGTCATCTCACAGAATCCGGCAGCGTGGGCAGCCGCGCCACCGGAGGAGAAGAACGCGCTAGCTGATGCCTACTTTGTTAAGCACGTGGCCACCCAGGAAGGCTTTGACAAGCTCGCCCCAGAACAGCGCCTAGAGTTAAAAACCCAGTTCAACCAAAAGTACAATGTCGGCACCACGGGCAACAACGTCAACCCATTCGACAAAGTAACTGACATCGCTCAAATCGGGGCAGAGTCGCTTTTAGACCCTGCTATTCGCGCCATTACGGCCAACCAGATACAGCCACGCACCCAGCAAGAAGCACTCAAGCGCTACCCTGGCATCCAAACAGACCCCGGGCTACTTGGCGAAGCTTACCGCTTGCACCAAAACCCCATCGTGCAAGGCGCTGGCAGTATCTTGGGTGCCATGGGTGGCACTGCTGCAATAGCCAGACAGTTACCAGTGGCCGCCGCTCGATTCGCTGGCGGTGTTTTGCCTGCTGGCCTATTCTCCGGCGCTACCAATGCAACGGACGCGCTACAGGGCAACCAAAGCCCAATGCAGGCCATCGGCAATACAGTGATGCAAACCGCTGCCGCTCCATTCCAACGGGCGGGGCGCATTGGTAATGCACTACTGCAAGGCGGTGTGGGCTATGTCTCTGGGGCTGGTAACACCCTGTTTAATGAGGCTATGACCGGCCAGCCGATTAACTGGCAGCAAGCCAACAGCGAAGGGGTTAAGCAAGCACTACTGGGGGCTGGCATTGGTGCCGCTTTGCCAGGGGCAAGGCCACAGTCAACCGTCAAAAATCCCCCAGTTAAGGTGGGGAAAGGTCCAGCGCCTAGGATGCGCGTGGTTCCTGAGGTAGAGACGCAAGCCAACCAGATTGAGCGGGCTATTGAGGCCCAACGCCAAGCAGCCATCAACAAGCGTGCTATTGATGAGCGGGCACAACTGCAAGCCCGCCGAGAAGCTGTTAAAACCCTTTACGCCAAGGTGGCCAACACGGTTGACCCCAATGCGCCCCCACAGATGCAAGCCGCTGTACAAAAGGCTTTAGAACGCTTAAAGCAGTCGCATGACGAGCTAAGCGCAGAACACAGCCAGAAGTACGGCAAACAGCCAAAGGCAGCAAAGCCTAGCATCGCACCGGATAGCCAAGAGTTCGGCAACCTAACACGGATGGTGGCGCAATTAAGAGCGTCAGGCCGTGGACGTGAAGCCGACGTGATGATGAGCAAGTTTGACCAAGCCACCAAGGCGCGGGTATATGATGCTGTTAAACGCTATGAGACACGCGGCAAGCAAAAACAAACCGTGCTAAAGGCAGAAGCGAAGGCGCAAGAGAGCGCTGCAAAACAAGAGGCTCGTCGCCTTGCAGCCCGTGCAAAACAATTAGAGCAAGAGCAAAAAACATATGAGGCCAACTTGGCAAAGGTCCAAGCTCTTAAAGACAAGCAAGCCCAAGCGTCTGAGATTGCAAAAGGCAAGGCCGAAGCACAAAAAAGACAAGCAGAATTAAAACAATTGCGTGCGGATATAACTGCAAACGCAAAAATACTTGACGCCGAAGCCAAGGCCCAAAAAGCAGAAGACGCCACTAAAACCAGAGCTTTAATTGCCCGCGCCAAGCAACTGCAACGTGAGCAAGCCGCATATGAGGCCAGCGTTCAAAAGATACAGGCCGCCAAAGGCAAACAGGCGGCAGCCGCTGAAGTCGCACGGCTCAAGGCCGAAACTGCCAAGCGCCAACAAGAACTAAACACCCTCAAGGCCGACATCAAGCAACGTAGCGCCACGCAAAAGACAGAAACACCTGCCCCACGACGTGAAGCCAAAAGCTACACCGACAAGCCCCCTGTGAACGTACTACAGGCCAAGGCCACCATTGAGAAGGCCATTGCCGAGGGTAAGGCAATTACAGTGGAGCACCGAGCCAACAAGGCAGGCACGCGGGATGAATCAACCTGGCGGGAGAAATTTGACCTGCCCTATGCGATGGTTGAAAAAAACGTTCTGGTTGATGCTGACGGGACACCGCTGCTTACAGCAAACGGTAACCCAATGAGCGCTACCACCCAAAAAGCCAAAGCGATGATAGACAACGGCGAGGCGCGCATTATTGCCAAGCCTGCCGTGCGCGTGATTAACGAGAATGGCCAGGTGTCGTATCGCTACCTTGAAGACATGTACGGCACGGTGCGGGTTAGTAAGAGCGCCCACCCCTACAATTACCGCCTTGATGAAGACGGCAAACTGCAAATCTTTAATGCTAAAGGCGAGCCAATCGAGCAGGTTAAGGCCAACTTAACCAAGGATTCGGAGATTGAGGCCGCTTTTAGTAAAATGCAGGGTGTCGTAGGGCGCGTCAACAAAGGCCAAAAGGTGAGCGCAGAGGAAGTGTTACGCGCTGCTGAGGACTTTGAAAAGACTGCCGACCTGGAGCGGGCTTACAACAAGCTCAAGCCCGAAGCCCAAAAGAACCTGCACAAGAAACTAACCGGTGAGAGCTGCTAATGCCTGATTTACCCATCAGTATCTGCGCCAAGAAGCTGGCAGCCGCTACCGTAGCGCATAACCAAGCCAGTGGGCGTGACCTCTTTACTGAGGCCGAGCGCGTCAATGGGATGCGTTCAGATACCCGCGCCTACTACGAGCGCACGATGGCCTACTTGACTGGGCTGAAACCAAAAGACAACCGGCGCAGTGCTTGGGACGTGCTTAGGTACTCGTCAAAAAAGGGGCAACTCCCTACGCTTGGGGATGGCCGCTATTACGCCAGTATCTCTGAAAAAGTCAGCCCTAAGTTTTATAACGGGGTTGATGCCAAGCTGACAGCATGGGCAAAGACTAAAGGGGCTGACAGGCAAAGCTATAACGAGCAAGTCGCAAAGCCTGTTCGCAGGCTGATTAAAGCGATTGATACGGTTATTACTGAAAGCAACAGTAAAGCCGAAATTAACCGAGGCTTGTCTAAATTCGGGCTTACGACCGACACCGCATACGATGCCAAGAGTTGGCTCAATTGGCTTGCAGATGGTGGTCATTTACAGGGCGCAGGCAATTGGGGGCCTCTGGTCAATAAAGCTGGCCAAATCAGCAAAGCCCAGGCAAATCTAAACCTTGCTTGGACACTAGGTAACGGGGTTGATATGACCCGCGTTGTTGCCCATTACGCCGCACGACCTGGTGGCATTGGTGCATTGCTTAAAGGTGCCTCTTCGACGCTTAAAGCCACCAACGGCAACCCATTCAAGCGGGTTAAGTCACTTGAAGCAAAGCAGTTGTATGGTAGCCAAAATTTAGGCCACGAAGGTGGCAACAATGACCCATTTAGTTGGTCTATTACCGCCCAGAAAAACTTTGTCTACCACATTGATAAGGCGCATGGGGGTGATGGGTTTACTGGCGTTAGGGATTTACTGTTTGACCGCAAGCCTTGGGACGTTGCGACATACGACCAGCACAAAGGAACAACGCTGGTATTTGGCTTAGCACGTTTTGCGATAAACGAGGCGCGTTGGTATCACCGCACTACTAAAGGCGCATTGACTGGCAACCTAACCGACGCCAAGACGCTTGCGGTATGGGGGGTGTCTAGGGCTTTGCTCACTGGTGCAGCCACTGTTATCCCGGCCCCATTGTGGCGGGCATTCCCAAAAGAATGGAAAGACGAGTTTACCAAGTTTGATGAAGAGCACGGGTGGAATTTATTTAAATTGGAATCCCCCACCTACTTACAGCCAGGTGGCGGGACTGCTGGTGCGCGTGCAAAGTCAATCTGGGATACTGCTGACCGTGGCATAAAAAATGCCGGGAAGGTTGCTGTAGATGTTGCACAAGGAAAGCCGTCAGCAGCGGTGGTGCATACATTGGCAACAGCGTCAGCTTTGGCCAACTTTGGCGTATTCAGCTCAGCCGTGGGTAAAGTGATGCCAGCGATGGTGCGGCATGCAGAGACGGCAGAGAATTCAATAGCAAACTCCACCACGTTAACCAAGGTCTACGAGACTGTGGGCGACCAGTTAAGAGAAGAATTCGACGCCGAAAAGGCAAAAAACAAAGTTGTTCATGCCGTATTCGGTGGCCTAGCGCCGAAAAAAGCCGAATAAAGGGAACCAATGATTAACCCTCCGATGATGGGGCCAGAGATGGCTCCCCCTTCTGCTGCGCCGATGCCGCCCCAGCAGTTGCCTATCAACGTGCCTGTCAGCCCTGAAGAGCAAAAGAAAATCGTGGGCACGTGCCAGGAACTCAAGCGGGCAATGAAGAATCACGCGAAAGAAAAAAAGAAAATAATGCGTGATGCTTATGCCTACGCCAAGAGTAAATTTATTGGCAATGACTTGTTGCCCCTGCCCACGGCTGAGGGCTCGGACAACGACGCCAATAAAAACCGGCCCCAGGTGTTTATCCCCAAGACGCGCCAGCAAGTTAAAACCCTTTACGCCTACTTAAAGTTGACCCTATTCCCCAATGATGAGGACTTCTTTCGCGTTCGCTCTAAAACATCGATGGGCGTGCAGCTAGAAGACCAGCTAACAGATGGGCTGAAGTATCTGTTTAGTGAGGCGATGATTACCGAAAAGCTGGGTATCTGGGTGATGAACCTGGTGGAGATGGGGAACGCCGCTGTTTTACCCGTGGTCAATAAAGACAAGTCGTATGAATGGGCGTTAAACCCTGAAACCCAATCCTATGACGCCTATGAAATCGACAAGCCCGTTAGTTTTGATGTGGATGTTCTGGACCCGCTCCACTTCTACGTAGACCCCAACGAGCGCAACCCAGACCGCGCCAAGTGGGCCTACTTTGGGCTCAAGAAAAAGCAGGAGTTAAAGGACTCGCCCTTTTACTTTAACGTGGGCCCTGAACTCGACAAGATGGCAAAGAAATCGACCAACGACACTAAGAAAGAAGATTTAAAGACCAGCGGGTATACCGATTTAAATAACCAATTTGACGACATTGAGGAGTCGGTAGACTACGACCTGTACTACTTGCCCTATTTAAAATGCGATGGCAAAGAGTACCGCAATATGCTGGTAGGTATTGCCGGAGAAGAACTGCTAGTTCGTTTCCATCCCAACCTATTCCCTAGGGGGATGAATCCGGCCGTATTTTGCACGTGGATGGATGACCCCCAGTCACCCTACGGCATTGGGCCAGTAGAGGACATGATGCCTCTACAACGGCTCATCAACATGATTTACAACTACCTCATTGAGCTATTGGCCCGGATGGGGAACTGCTACGCCGTAAGCGAGCAGACCGACATCAATAGCCTGTTTGGTGCGGCAGCCAGGATCATCACCACCAAAGGCGACCCCAACCAAGCCGTAATGGCGCTAAATGGGGACTATGCCGAGGTGTCGGCCCTAATGAACTTTATTGGCACCTTGGCGGCAGAAGCACAAATAACCAGCGGGGCGCAAAACCCATTCCAGGGTTCAAGCAACGTTGACTTTAAAAAGACCGCAACCGAGCTGCAAATCCTGCAAGAAAACGGGATATCCATCAACCGAGAAGTGGTGGAACACGTTTCGGTGAGGGTGCAGCAAATCTTAGAGCGCTTGATGTACTTGGTGGCTGATGAATACAAAGCGCCTATTGAAATACGGGTAGACGATCCGGTTATGGGGCCTCGGTTTATCCAGGTTGATTTTTCGGTGTTGCGCTCTGGTGACTTCACTATCGAGCTGGTGAACGTGAACCCAAGCCAGTCGAAGCAGGCGCAAGTCGAAACCCTGACGCGCTTGGTTGAACTGATTGGGGCACAACCGCAGGCATTGCCGCTACTGGAGCCGGTGTTGAACAAAATCAGCACCTTAGAGGGCTTACGAGATGGCCCGGAAATGCTGCAAGAGATTATCCAAAAAATGCAAGGAATGATGGGTGCACCGCCACAGCCAGGAATACCAGCGCCGCAAGCTGGCATGGTCCCTCCGCCAGACCCCGGAATGGTCCCAGTTCCTCAAGCCGCTGCTTGAGAGTTACGCCAGCGCCGTTATTCCGCCAATCACCTCGGTTGATGCCGGGTTTAAGGCGTCACGAGTGCAGGCAGAAATAGACCAGGCGAACCACCTGCTGCACATGGTGGAGCGCCTTGCTAACGAGTTTAAAAACACACAAGTGACAACCGCATCGCCCGAGTGACCTGGGCGGGAAGAGTGCCCTCCTTAACGGCCAAGTGTGAATAAGCTTGGAGTACTTCCGACATGGAAGAAGATTTTTCGTTTGATAACGCAGAGTCACTCATTGAGGAGTCGTCACAAGAGGCCCCAGTAAGCGAAGCCCCTGCGGTTGAAGCGCCCCCACAACCGGACGCAACAGCCACAGAGCTAGCGCAACTGAAAAGCCGATTAGAGGCGGCAGAGCAATGGAAGACCGATATGGGGCGGATGCTGCTAGGCCAACAGCCACAGCAGGCACCCCAGCCGCAGGACAAGCTACAGGAGTTTGTCAAAGACCCTGAAGCCTATGAGCAGCGGCTTATCCAGGCATCGGTAGAGCAGGCCATGAATCAGCAAGTTATTGCTGACCGGCGTGCTAAGCATCCTGACCTTGCCAAGGTGGAGCACTTGATTGATTGGGATGCAGCGATGCGCCAATCGACCAATGAGCTTTACAAGCAAACAGGACGAGCGCCGACGTTTGCCGAAGCGTTAGACGCAACGATTAATTCCGTTAGGACTGTGTTCCCAGGCTTATCCCAACCGAGTCAGGCCCAGCAACAGGGCGATGCCACTCGACGGGTAGCCATGAGCCTAGACCTATCAGGCGGTCAACCGTCAACCAGTGAGCCCCCCGACCCGTTCAAAATCCCTGACTCCGAATGGCCTAAGTACCTCGAAAGTCTTAACAGAGCATAGGAGTCGCCCTCGTGGTTGATACTTTAAACACTCAAACGCTACAGCAGGCTAATATTTATGACCGCAATCTGCTGTACCGTGCGCAAGCTGCGCAAGTCTTCTACCAAGCCGGTCAAAAGAAAAACATCCGCAAAAACGACGGTCAAACCATCCGCTGGCGTCGGTTTAATGCGTTATCGGTGAACACCACCGCCTTAACTGAAGGCGTGACCCCATCTGCCACCGCATTAAGCATGACCGAAGTAACGGCGACCGTTGCCCAATACGGCGGGTATGGTGAAGTGTCGGACATGCTCGATTTAACCGGTATCGACCCGGTTATTCTCGAAGCAACCGATGTCTTTGGCCAGCAAGCCGGGGAATCGGTCGAAACGCTTACCGTTAACGTGATGAAGGCCGGAACTTCTGTTCTGTATGCTACGGGCTCGTCTCGTGGTTCGCAGGCAGCCAGCAACATCATTACGGTGGCTTTGATTCGCAAGGCTGTACGGAACCTAGACCGTAACAACACCTTGCGCTTTAACGGCCAAGAGCAAAACAAAAAGGTGGGCCAAGGTAATTACATTATCTTTCTCCACCCAAGCGCCACCTACGACCTGAAAAACGATTCCGAATGGAAAACGATGCAGCAAAACATCCGCCCGGAAATGCTGTTTGATGGATCCATCGGGATGATTGAAGGTTGCCAGGTTATTCAGTCCACCCTCTGCCCTGTATTCACTGGTGAGGGCTCTGGTGGGGCTGATGTCTACGGCACGATGGTTGTCGGTCAACATGCCTTTGGTGTTGTTGACGTGGCAGGCACGGGTAAATTCAAGACCTACGTGAAGCCGCTTGGCTCTGGTGGGACTGCTGACCCGTTAGACCAACGCGCCACCATCGGGTGGAAGTCTGTCTTCCAGGCCAAAATCCTGAACGACAACTTCATGACCCGTATCGAGCACGGTGTAACCGCATAATCTCGCTCACCTCCTTGCGGGGCGGCCTTCGGGCTGCCCCTCTTGGGGTGCGCAAGTGTAAGGAGGACCCAATGGAATACGCAGCCGAAACTTGCCCAAAATGTGGCAATCACCCCCAAAAAGTAATTGAGAATAAAACACTAGCCAGTCGGTGGCTCGCCACTGTTAGCTATGTCTGCTGTGACTGGGTGGCGATGGGCGTCGTACCTCTAAAGGAGGTAGCGGCATGAACCTAAATACAAAATTCTATTTTATGGGCATTTCAGGCCCGCATATTGAATTATCAAATGTTGGCAAATCAGCCCGCATTACTATCACCGACAACCACACTAGCAGCATGGTGACGGTGCAAAGCCCCAGCATTATGCGGGGCATTGGCGAAAAACTGATTGCCTTTGCCAATAGCTTGGAGGTGGCGGCATGAAAGAAACCATCATTCAGGAGCAGCGCATCCGCCAGATACAGCCAGCGGATGGCCAGGACTTTGAAACCATTGAGGCGCTCAGCAAAGAGCCTACCGTTACCGTTCGGTATGAGCGGGATGAGGAGAAAGATGAGCCCATTGTTAACGCAGACGGCTCGGTTAGCTATATCGCCCGTTGCGTGAACATCAACGGCGTGCAGTGGCAAATCCCGGCAGAGCGAGCCGTAGAGGTGCCACAGTCGGTATACGAGATATTAAAGCGCTCTGAAGAGATACGGGAGCGCCTTGAGTCCCGCAAGGACTACACCATCAAGACCCCATTATTTAGGAGCTAATCATGCCAGAGGACATTATTGAAGAATTTATTCCCGAAGCGCCAGAAGTAAAGCCAGCCCCCAAGCCCAAAGCCAAAACCAAAGCAGAGCTTGAGGACGAGGTAGAGGCGCTGCAAGCTGAATTGGCAGAATTGCATGCCAAGTTTGAAGCGGCAAAGACGGCATCACCTGGCGGCATCACCCCCAAAAAAGGGCACAAAGTGGTGTTCATCAAATCCGAGTGGGTGGCGGCCATTACCAAAGACAAAAAGAAATACGTCCAGGGCAACATCAACGGCGTCCCTTTCGAGGTGGTTTGCAATGAGCAGGTCGAAGTGCCTGACGACGTGGCCGAAGTGTTAAAGCACGTGACCGAGGCGAATAAAAACTAATGGCACAATCAACGGCTCTGCAAATCGCTGCATCAGCCTACGCGCAGGCCAATATGGACCAGACGCTAACCAGCTTTAGTATGTCTGACTTCCCATACAACGTGGCGCAAGACCTGCTCAACACGGTTATCCAAGAGATGAACCGGATTGGGCGGTATTGGTTTACTGAAACCAGCGCCACGCTGAGCTATAGCGGGGGCGTGTACCAATACACCTACTCGTCTATCGCGTCAAACCTAGACCCCAAGGGCATACTGCGCCTGCGCAAAGAGCTTGTAGACCACAAGCAAGAGCTAGTGCAGGTGAACTGGCGGGCGTTCCAGGAGCGCTACAGGCGTGATGCAGTACAAACCGCAGAGCCGTTGTACTGGGCTAAGTTTGGCAACCAGCTAGAGCTAAACGCCATCCCAGACCAAGACTACACCATAAAAGTCTACTACCTGCGCGATATGCCGCTTGTCACCAGCGCCAGCGAAAACCTGCTTTGCCAGGACACCGATGAAGACGTGTTTAGGGAAGGCGTGTATGCGTACCTTTTGAACCGGTTGGGGCGGCCTGACTGGGAGAAGGCTTACCAGATATTCAGGGACAAAGCCAGCGACTTGCTGGCCGATATGAGGCAGGATGTCGGGCTTGCTCGGCAAATGCCAGCGAGTTTCTAGATGGCAAGAAAAGGACCGCAAACCTACCGGCTGAACAATCTGACCGGTGGTATCAACACGGTTTCAGAGGCCAACGCCCTCAAGTCGTTTGACTACGCCAGCACGGGCATACAAGCCGAAGCCGCAGACATTGAGAACTTTATCCCCTTAAACCGTGGCGGCCAAAGCAAAACAACCGGGTTTGACCTCTACAAAAACACCGGCAGCGCCAACAGAATCACCGGACTTTACCGCTTTATTACCTCTGGCGGAACAAGCTTATTCCTATTTAGCCAAACCACCAAGGTCTATAAATTGGTGGCGGGGACTATTACAGATATTGGGGCCACCATCTCAAGCGGGGCATATACCCACTTTGAGACGGCCATGGACAAGTGCGTTATATGCGATGGGTCCAGTTCCCCAGTCTATTACGATGGGGCGACAGTCAGCTCGGTAGGGGGTACACCGCCATCAGGGGCCAGGATGTCCCTGTGGTATCAAAACCGCTTGTGGATGTTCAGTGCCTCATCAAACCAATCGTTGGTTTATTACTCGGACCCTGGTGATATCAATGCTGGGTATAGCACCAACTTCGTCAATTGCGACGTTAACGACGGTCAAAAAATTGTCAGCATTTCAAAGTACTTTATCCCCGGACAAATTGAGCCCGTCATTGTTGTTACCAAAGAGCGGTCCATTGGGGCCATTATTGGCGACGGCAGCACCGGGAATCCCTATACCTATGTCCGAATCAACCAAGACATCGGGGCGTCTAGCTTTAGAAGCGTAGTTCAGTTTGGCTCGGATGTCGCCTATTTAACCCCCAGGGGTGTGACTAGCTACCGTACTGATAACGCTATCGTCAACTTGATTTACAACTATATCTCGGAGGTCGTTCGGCCTAGCTTTCAGTCGCTTAATTCCTCTGCGCTGAATACGTCGATGGCCTGGTATGACTGGAAAAAGACCCGCATATCGTTTGCAGTGCCAGAAGCGGGGCAAAGCACGCCTAACGTTATTTGGCACTTTGATACGCGGTTGCAATGTTGGTACAAGGAACGGTGGTATTACGGGCAAGATTGTACCGCCAGCTTTATTGATACCGATGGAACCTGGTATCACGGCGATAGCGCGGGCAAGATTTACAGCCACGGCACCGGCTACAACTTTAACGGTTACGCCATTAACGCCTTTTACAAAACGGGCTATTTAGACTTTGGCGACCCCAGCCTATACAAGCACATTCGGCAAGCGCGGATGATGCTGAGGGGCAATGGCACCTACACCGTAGGCGTATCAAGCAAGCTGAACTACGGCATCACCACAGGCACATCCCACACGCTCACCACGGCGGCAGGGGCCTACGCCTGGGGGAGTATGACCTGGGGCTCGTTCACTTGGGGCGCATCGCCTATTAAATTCCCCAAGTTCTTTCCTGGTGGGGATTTTCAAAACATCCAGTTCACCATTAGCCAGACCGGGCTAAACCAGTCACTGGATGTATTTGAGCTTGAGTTTATTACTGAATTTACGGGGCTGTTTTAGATGACCATCTCTGTTACTGCGAAGTCTCGCACCATATCCAATGGGGACTCTGGGGACGCTGTTCCAGTAGAGGCCAACTTTACAGACCTATATAACAACGATTCAACCCTTGCCACTGCGCACAACTTAGTACTGGCAACCACCTCGACCAATAGCGCCGTGGATGGTCTTTACCTCATTCTGCGCAACTCCTACGCCAGTGCCCCAGGGTCTACTGACCACGGCGGGCTTGAGTTAGAGCGGGGCAGCTCGACCAACGTGCGCATCCGTTGGAACGAGACCAACGATTGGTGGGAGCTGACCAACGATGGCACCAATTATCATCCAGTTAGTTTGGTGTCGTCCTCTGACCCTGCTAGCCCGGTTGAGGGAGATATTTGGTACAACACCACCTCCCACGCTTTAAAGTATCGGGCCAATGGGTCTACCGTCACTATCCCCACTACCAGCGGGGCGAGTGCGTTTGACGATTTAAGCGATGTCACTATTACCGCCGCCGCCAGTGGTGATTATCTACGCTATAACGGGACAGCTTGGGTAAACGCTAGGCCGTATGAAAGCAGTGGCCAAACCATCACCAGCGCTGGCAGCTTAACCCTTGCCCATAGCCTTGGCGCCACCCCCAAGCGTATTGCCGCTTACATAAAGTGTACCAGTGGCGAAGCCAACTACTCGGTAGGGGATGAGTACCCAATCCCCATTGGTATAACCATGCGAGGCACTACGCAGGCTATTGGCTTTAGCGTGGTAGTTGACGCAACAAACATCAAGGTGCGGTTTGCCGACGATACCAAGCCCATCTTTATTAACGACAAAACGACAGGGACCTCGTTTAACTGCACCAATGCAAGTTGGCAGCTATACATTAGGGCTTGGCTAGTTTAGGAGTAAACACAATGGCGACACAATTCTACGCCTTGCCTGATGGCAGCATTCAAGGCTACGGCGACGGGGCAGAACCGCCCGAAGGGTCAGTTTTATTAAACGCCAGTGATGTGCATGATGGCCGAGACACCTACAACCACCAGACCGGCGAGATTGTGCACTATTCGCCAGCAGTGCCGCTGATTGACCGGCTAAATGTCATCTTTGCAGCGCAACCGTTAGAGCTTCGCGCCCAGTTTGGCCCGTTGCGGGCTGCGGTGAAAACGGCCTTTGATTACAACGATATTGAAGCCGCATACGCCACTATTGCCGGTGCTAGTGTCCCACAAGAATTAGAATCTATCAGAACTGCGTTATTAGCTGAGTTTAGCTAATGTCCAGGATAGACAGCCACCGCAAAACAAAATCTCTTATCGATGCTTTTATTGCGGCTGGCACCAATGCGACGGTAAGTTACAACAGCACAACAGACCAGATAATAATAAGCGGCCCGACCCTTAACAGCCTTTCGCCTGCAACGACTAAGGGTGATTTAATTGCCTACACGGGTAGCACCAACACCCGGCTAGCAGTAGGCACCAACTATTACACACTGGCTGCCGACAGCTCTGCCAGCACTGGGCTAGCTTATGCGTGGAGCCCAAGAACCAACACCCGCTATGGGTTGAACCTGTATGACGACTTTTTAAATAACTCCTCTGGGGCAGCGACTATCGGTTCGTTAGGGTGGAACCTGACAACCTCTGGCGCATCCATTGCCGTGCAGCAGGCAGACGCCGCCAACCGTGCAGGGATTAGGCGGTGGTCAACATCGACCGCAGTTGGTAACAGGGCTTGTATCGACCTTGGCGTAACCTCGATGTATGCGAGCGGGGGCGCTATTTCGACTGAATATTCTGTTCGCTTTGTGACCCTGCCAAACGCAACAGACGACCACGTTATCTATATTGGCCTGCACAACACGACTGGGGCCGGTGCGCCCACCAACGGGGTCTACTTTATTGTTGACCAAGCGGTAACAGGCAGCTACTCAGAGATTAGAGGACGCTGCACCAAGGCCAGCGCAAGCACCGATACAACCGATGTATCAATTAGTGCAAACACTTGGTATCGGTTGCGTATTGAAATTAACGCAGCCGCAACTTCTGCAAGTTTTTATCTAGACGATTCCCAAGTGGGCTCCGCTGTGGTGAGCAACCTCCCAGACACCTCATCAAACCTGGTGTCACCAATGGCAGTAATGGTCAGAAAGACAGTGGGGTCGAATAATGTGACCCCGCTAGATATTGACTATTGCTGGTTCTACCAAACATTGACAACGCCGCGATAGGAGCAAGAAATGGCAATCGAATTTGTGTCGGCATCACCGACGATTAGTGCTGCTGCAATTTACGCATCAGGGGATGCAGTAGGCGGATTAATTACGGTGGGTAAGCCGTCTCAGCCGGTGCTACAAAGCATTGTGCTGGTGGATGACGACAAAGAAAACGCTACCACCGATTTAATCTTGTTTCGCCGTAGCGTGACCGTAGCGGCAGATAACGCCGCCTTTACGCTGCAAAACACAGATGACGACGCTGTTATTGGCTATGTAACCTTTGACACCTACAAAGACTTTGGTAGCCACAGCGTGGCCCAAGTGACTAATTTGGCGCTGCTTATCCCTGCGGGGGATAGCTTGTATGGGCAGCTTGTGACAAGGGGAACGCCAACCTATACCAACACCGACGATATCCGCCTGAACTTTATTTTTGCGCCGTACTGATATGAATAAAGTTGTTCTTTTTAACCGCAATAATAAGTTTGGGTTGTCGTCAATTTCTGGCGGCAATTTGGCCGTTTGGTTAAGGCCCGAAGGCATTACGACAGATGGCACCAATGTAATCGCCTGGCGCAATGACGGGTCGCTTGGCGGCCAATTTACCCAAACAATTGACACGGCCAAGCGATTCCGCTATTCCGCTGCGGGTGGGCCCGGGGGCGTGCCTGCTGCAAGGGGCAACGCGGCCAACAACAGCTATATGGTGATGGATTCCACCGCCCTTGGGATGTTTAACGCCAAGACGGGGGGCACTTCCTTTGCCGTGTGGAAAACAAGCGGCACACAAACCCAAGCGGCGTTTTATTCTGATACCGGGTCGGGTGGCAGTACTAATAGATTCACCCATCACCGCCAAAGCGACTCAAGCGGCAATGGCTCTATCACGATGCGCACCCCTGATAACGTCGTGGATGGGGCAGGTGAGCGAACCTACGCATCCGCAAACGCTATCTTTACTGATGATGTTTACGGCATTGATACCATCCGCCACGATGTTGGGGCGAATCACTTTTCTGTAAGTTTTAATGGCCGAATTGTTGGGGATGGCCCGGTATGGCAGTTTGGAGCGCCATCTGCGTTCCCTGCGACAGATTCCACCAGGATAAGCATTGGGGCCACTGGGAACACCGGCCAGTATGACCAAATGCGGGGCGATAGTTACTTAGTTGAGCTAATTGTCTGCAACCGGCAATTAACTTACGCAGAAGAAAAGCGCGTGTGGGACTACCTGCACGCCAAATACCCATCCATTGCCAAAAACTATGGCTCTGAAACGGACATTATTCTGTTTGACGGAGACAGCATCATGCAAGGGTTGGTACGGACAAAAGACGCCATCCCGTGGCTTACTGTGTCAGCAATGGCCAGCCCATCTTTGATTTACTGGCGTAATGACGGGATTAGCGGCACTTTAATTCAATACGCTGAATCGGACATTACCGGTGCCAAGGGTATATTAAACGGCATCTATCCCAGCCATTTAAGCCTACGCAATGCCATCTACGACATTAGCATTGGGACTAATAACGTCTCTAGTGGCGCAGAATCAGCCGCCACCGCCTTTGGCCGGTTGGTTAGTTTGTTTGGTACCCTGACCACCAATAACATTGCGGTTAACAGTAGCGGCGTGGCCCGTGGCCGTATCGTCACGAAACAAATCCCGCGCTACGACAACACCACCACCACGAACGTGTTTGGCTTCAACACCGAAATGACCAACCGGTATAACGAGTTGGCCAATGTGGGGGTGGAGGGCATTGTAGACCCGACGTCTTTAACCGCGTTTGATGGGTCGCCCGATGGCTTAACGGACGTAAGCGATACAACCTATTATCAAGCCGATAAAATCCACCCCAACGCGGCGGGCAACGCTTTACTTGCCCCATTGCACACCGCCCAGATTGAACAAATTCGCAAGCGGCGGCAAATTGAAACCCTGTATGGGGCTTACATCAAAGCATGGTATGCCGCTGGTGAGGAAATCACCCTAAACGGCAGCACGGTTAGTAGTTGGGGCGACCGTAACGCCACATCAACCAATACCGACATGATCCAAGCCACGGCGGCCAAGCAACCGGCGTTTAGTAAAAACTACCGCCTGGGATACCCGGGCGTGGACTTTGACGGCGCGGCCAGCCCCAACAACGACGTTTTGGCGGTGGCCGCAGCAGGCCGCGACATCCTGCGAAACAATAACAACGCCTTGCTGATTGGGGCGATTGCTTCGGACGGGGCGCCCGCCAGCAATGAGTATATTTTCTTGAGCGCCATCAACGGGTCAAACAGCACTGCACGGGTGGGGCTTGTCCACTCGTCAGCCGATAAAATATTGGTGGCGGCCCGTAACCAAGACGCCGGGGGTGCGGACTCTACCACATCGACGGCAAGTCTGGGCACGTCAAACACGGTATTGGCGGCCTACATGGATTTTGCCAATACAGACAGTTATATCTGGCTAAACGGCACCTTGGACACGACTGACCTGACGTTTGACAACGGCGCCAGCCCTAAGAAGCTGGCCGACACGACGGCTGGTTATGTGAGCCTGGGTGGTGACGGCAACAACGGCAACATCTTTAACGGCAAGATTCTGGAGTTTATTATCCTGGCAGACTTCCCCGATAAGGCCACCGAGGACGCTTGCCGGGATTTAATCGAGGAATACCTGGGCAAGAAATTTACCATCACCGTATCGTGGGCGCAGCCTGACAACGTGCTGCCATTCCGTCGTGACCTGGCAGCGGTGGCCTAATGCGGGGCTTTTGGTTAGGTGCAATAGCAGGCTTTGGGGCTG